CTTTGATATTAACAACTTATGTTTTATTCCCATATGTAACTAAGTTTGTTATCTTGTGTATCAGAGTTTTATTCTGGGTTCTTAACAAAGTATTCAAGAGACTCGCTACTAAACTCAATATCTCTCTCAAGAAAAGACCATTAGATCCAATAGTTATAGATTGGATAGACGAAAAGGTTGATGCATTTGTCGTAACCTTCTAGAAGAAAGTCTCCGGACTGCAGGGAGACGAATATAAAGCTAAATAACACTTTACATGTACTAAGACAAGAAAGGGTACTGATCATGACAATGTGTAAAGTTTAATTAGCATGCCAGACTACAACTGGTGTTATCATAAGAACGAACTCTTCGAGGCTAACATGTGCCTCACCATGGCTTTATTCATTGTTACTGCTGAAAATCCTAAAGAAGCCATGACAGTCATCAATTCGTTATACGAAGATAACGTGAATGACTTACCCAGTGCACTAGCCGGTGCTGCTGCATTGTCCACTACTTTACACACTATATTCAGAGATAATGCATTCACAACTGTCTCTGTTTAATAAGGAAAGGACAAGAAAACTGCCAAGACTGATATGATCAAAAACGTGTCCACAGAAGACAATAGAACATTCTGGTAATAGATTAAGTATGATAAATTACTCTTTAACAGATTTGATTTGAGATTAACAACACCACACAACTTCAAAATAGAGTGCCAGGAGTTTTAAGTGTTGAAGTTATTCTTGGAACAAATAGGTGTGAGAATAAGTTAGAATACTTAAGATAGCGCCGACATTTTTATCTTAGAAGAAAAGAATGGAGGTTTCCACGCTTACATTAGCGAGGCTGCTTTAGAATTGAAGGAATAGCAGAGATAAGCGGAGATATAAAAGAAGATCAAATAGGATGAAAAAATCATCTTGGACAAACTGGGTATACAACTTAAGCTAAAAAGTCGATTTGAAGAAATATTAGCTAACAATCCTTCAGAGGAAGACAAAAAGAGGATTGGAGAGAAGTTGGAGGAATGCAAACTCCAAATAGCTAAAGGCAAAAAGTTGTAAGAAGAGTTAGATAAAATCAACGGAGTCAATACAGGTAAGAAGTAAGACTCTTTCTCAGATCACGAATCAGATTGGGAAACAATTTCCGATGACAACTCCTCATAGTCATCGAAGCCTAGCAAGAAAACTCTTACGTTGAAAGAAGAGCTAGAAGAAGCTAAAGGATTAGATCAGATCTTAGCTTTGGGTAAGAAATATAATGGATCAATTACCCTCGGAGACATTGACGGAAGAACCGCAGTCATCCAACAATTGGGATTCATCTAAAGAAAAAGAGGCCAGGTAGAGGTCAACACAAAAGATTTTGTCTGCTATCTACCAGAATCACACTTCCCAGTTGACTACAGTGTCGAACTGGATCATCCTATCACTAAGGTCTAAATAGGATTTGAAGCATGGTTAATACTTAGCGAAAAAGAGGTTGAAGATCCATAGTAACCTCCATTTTAACTTAGAAAGTATAACTCTCTCGGCCACTTTGATTTGTCAACAAAGGAGAGAATGTATCAAGTCTCAAACGGATTAAGCTTGATACCATCAAATGTGGTGTCTATTGAAAATAGATATGTGGAATTTTTCAATAGATATGCCAAAATGGACTTTAAACTTTCTATTGCCAATGACATTTATAACGAGCACAGATAACAAGTCAAGGCAGCACTCTTCTCACTTTACTTTGAAAGGTAAACTTCAATCGACTAAATTGCCAAATACACCGCTCAAACTCCACAATGGTACAAATTACTCTAGTTTAATTCCAAGTATCTCATTCATCTCATACCGGTACCAGCATATACTGATTCACTTATCTCAAATCTTGGAAGATTAATTAATGGCAGATTCTCAAAAACTAGAACGTTCAAATCAGCTAACTTCATAGCTAATCTCCTGATCGGCTCAGATGATACTTCTTTATATTTGGCTAAAGAACTACTTGCAGGAGAATAATACCTAGACGATGTTTATAGATTATAACTCGTCGCCGCAGCAAACCAATTAATCGAATAAGCAACCAGATTGTTCTTAGTTGGATTAGCCCTAACTAAGAGAAAGTTCTAAGACTTAGTGTAAGGCGTTAAGGATTTTGATACTGGATTAATTCTTAATAGAAAAAGAGAACATTTCATCAGACTAGAAGATGACGGAGTGGGAGCAGGAGCCATTAGTTCAAAGAAGGTCACTAAGAATTAATTCTTCCACAAGTCAGAAGAAGTCTGTTACGACTTATCAGCTACAAATTAAAAAGTTCTCAGAGAAATGAGGTTCTATGATGTTGACACCAGAATGCCACTTGGTGTGCTCACAGCCTCTGAAATCAAGGAAAGGTATTCCAAACTATGTACCTGTTCCAAAAATGCTCCTAAAAAGATAGTCACTGATAAACTCTAAAATCTTCCAGAGGAGTTATCTTTTGCTACTTATGGCAACTGTCCCATGAATGCCATCTGTGCTATCGTTATGAGATAAGGCGGTAGCAATCTACATCCTGAACCAACTGTGGTTAGGTAATTCACCAAATATGTCCAGTCAGAGCGCGTTGGTTTGGTGAAGAAATTTAAATATGCTTTAGATAAATTAGATAGAACATAATACACTTTCGATAAATACATTGAGAAAATAGCTAAAGTTGATAAGAAGAAAGCTCAGTCCTATGTTCAAGGAAGAGCCAGTGCGATATCAAAAATGAAAATCGATAAAGAGATGAAGTGTTTCCCAAAATCCGGGGAGTGGTTTATCAAACGCGCAAACGAAGATGTCCTAGGTCTTTCTAACAGACCACGAAACATATGCAATCCTAGTAGTGAGTTATTAGGAGTTTGCAATCACGTGAACTTTATTTTGCTAGCTTGTTTGAAGAAAGCGTTTCCAAGCTATGCCAGTTATCTCCCGCACGAGTAACTGTAGGACAGAATCTACAATGAGGCTAGAAGAGTAGAAAGAGAAGGGCCAATCACGTGTATCTCTTCAGACTTTTCTTCTCATGACTCAAATCAACACGCAGAATTAATCGAAGCTGTTGATAATTATTTAATCAGAGAGATTTTACCACATATATATCCAATGTTAGATCTACCATAAGGATTATATGATGAGGTACTGACATCAATCACCAAGTTAGACACTGTATTAAATTATTACGTCAATATAGGGAAATAGAGAAGAAAGTTATTTCAGGCAAAGTTATGGGGAACAGTTACGTCAGGACACCCCACTAGGACGACATTCGGCAATACATTGAGAGTGTCACTTTACTGGTAATACCTATTTCACATCAAAGGAATCCATCCGGACAGATACAGCATGTTCGTTGGAGGAGATGACTTCTTCGCAGTTGTGGTAGAAGAAGACCTAAATAGAATAGACGATGGAGTAGCAGAATTATTTTGTGCAAAGAAATTTGGTTTCCATGGTTTGGGCCAAAGCACAAGGAAAGTCAATAGACTGGGTAAAAATATAGACTTTCTATCAAAGATAGGGAACATTAGTGCTTCTTATACCTATCTTCACAGGTAAGCACCAAGAATAGGAGTATAATAAATGTATTCAGATACATCAAATACTTCATGGGCTGATCTGTAAATGGCGCTTAGTTGCTCGCTGTATTGTTCAGGCGCCGGATTAGATTACGTTGATTAGCTATTAGATAGGCTAGGCAATCAACATTAAGGCATGGATCTATTCAAACTTCAAGAGTTTATGGACAGAATAAAAATCGCAACACCAGAAAAGGCTTTACAACTATAGGCCACTCTTGATTAGAAATTAGCTTTACCAATCGCGGGACACGAAGCTAAGGAACTCGAACATCTTCGAAATACCGCCGCATTCGGAGATTTAGGGGATATGGATGTTCATTAAGTTGAACTAGCCCTACGAGGATACAAAGACCAAACTTTTGAATAGACTATAATTTAAGTTACTAGGAACTAAATTACTGACAGATAGTTTATTCAAAAAGATACTAACATGTGGGAGTGCACATTGACAATAGGCGGGGAACCGGTGGGTCGCATGGATTCTAGAGTTGTCCAAACTCGTTAAACTTGGTCCAGTTATGCTTCTGTAAAAGCAGAGGAATCTTATATTCCTCTTACTCTTGGTGCTGTAGCTTATCATCAAGAGGAATCTCCTAGCTCCTTAGAACAACAAGAAAACCAAGCCTACCCTTGCAGGCAAACAAAGGGCGTTAGTCTAACGAAAGAAGGCTTAAAGCTCTAATTAGAGCATGAATAAATCGGTCAGAATTAATTAAAGATAATAAGACAGAGATAGCTATGGCGGTACAACCTTCAAGTACGCCAAAAAAATCAGAAAGAGGTATGGCTGGACTTAGTTCACACGATGCTCAATACGTGAAGTCAGTACTAGCTCCATTTAAAGAAGTTGCCACAAGAGGACCTTCTTCATTCATGAATGGAACATCGTTAGTCAGCCAAGTATACGAAACAGATGTTAACTTCAACGCAGGGTACAAATTCGGAGTCCTTGCTCTCTTTCCTCATCATATGTGGGAACAACAGGTAACTAATGGTCCAACCTGGTTGAACTTCCTTCCTACATAAAACTCTCTTCCTAGCCAATTTAATATTGCAAACATCGCAGCTGCTGGTGGTTTTTGTAAGGATAGCATTATGGCATATAATGGATCAGGTGACATGTCAAACACGACTGCAAAATGGTTATCTGCCAGATTAGTTCGTTTGGGTCTCAGATTAATCCCAACTGGCAATGCTTTGACCAAATAGGGAAAGCTTGTGATAACCTAAGTTCCAGGTAAAAACAATGTCTAAGCAGCAAGCACAAATTTCAACCTACCAACACTTTAGGCACTTCGTAACTATCCAACTGCGTAAGAGTTTGCTTGTGCAACTATTACGAGCGAAGGGGCCAATTATGTATGGTTGCCTCTCGACCCCATTGACCATATGTTCGTGGGAGGTTCTAATTAAGTAGACACCGAAGTATAGAATTTATACTGTAGGAATCCGATATTCGTCTACTTTTCAGGGTTGAATCCAGCAGGTGAATCCTACTTGTTACAGATTTCTTACACTTACGAATTTGTAGCAACACCTGCCTTCGAGCCATGGAGTATAGCTGAGAAATCCTAAGTTTCTTAGTCTAACATAGATACTTATCTCGCCCAGTTGTCCGGTATAGATTTATAGAGGGCATCTAGTGGCAAGCTCGGAGATTCTTTCACTTCTGGAGTATAGAGACAAAGCTCAGAACAGTCTATATTCCAAAACAAGTCGTTTATTCACGGGGCGACACAATTAGGTTTGGGCCTGATGCATAGTTTGATCTGATGAAAGTCAGGTTGAACTATTTATTAAGTCTATATATTTAATTGATCAGTAGGAGTATACTACGTGAAATCCACAACCCTCTTTTTAAAATACGTACTTGTTTTAGAGGTTAAATAAAAATGTCCGTTATTCAGTCTCGGTGAGCTGGAGGGTGTTCATTCCGACGTAGGGCTATTCCCAAACCGGAATGTGACATTTGGGTGTTTCTCGAACTAAAACATTCATCGTATATTGCGTAGTCTGATTAAATTCAAGCATCTTAATCTTTCTTTTGAATCCTTAAAGTACTAATGGTCCTTTTCATAGAACTATTCGTCTGTACACTGACCGAAAGGTAGTTCGTCACAGAAATAGCAACTAGCAAGATCAACCATTGTGTATCCGACGTAACATACCGGGGGAAAC